GTCTAAAAAACTTTTGAAAAAGGGGGAAACCCCGCCCGTATCAGTGTCCGAGTGGTCTAAGGAGACAGTCTCAAGTTCTGTTGGCGCAAGCCGCGTGGGTTCAAACCCCACCTGATACAGACTCGAACAGAAGTCATTCTGTTCGCGCATCAGTGTCCGAGTTGGTCTAAGGAGTCAGACTTAAGTGAAAAGAGGTTCACTTGAAGGAGATCTGATGGTGTTTTCACCGCGTGGGTTCGAACCCCACCTGATGCAATGAGGGAAGTAATTCCCGTGCGTACATAGTATAGTGGTAGTACAGCGCCCTTCCAAGGCTCAAGCCCGGGTCCGATTCCCGGTGTACGCAAACTAAAAGAATAAAACCTAAAAAAAACAATGAAGTGGCTTTTCATCGGACCCACCCTGCTCGCAGGGATTGGTCAAGTGACTCGCCAGTATTCAGAGCTGATAAAGAGTCTCGGTCACGAAGCGGACTATGTTCCGTTTGGTGACCCGGTTCCAAAGAAGAAATACGACGTTGGATTTGCATTTGTGCTTCCGATAGAACAACATATGCATATTATTGACACGATGCTCATCAATTGCAGTCGAAAAATGTACATGACGATTTGCGAGACGGAGACGGTCCACCCCGTCTATGAAATTCTCGTCAAGCGATACAAGACTCTGTGGACTCCGAGTCAGTTTTGTCTTGATGTATTTAAAAAACAATTTCCACAGGGTGACTGGCGTCTTTTGCATCTATGGGCACCTGAACCCATACACAAAATACCACTCGTCGACAAGGACCCATATACGTTTTACACGATTGGAAACATGCTCGACCCGCGTAAAAATATCAAGATGCTCCTCGAGGCGTTTATGCGTCTTCAATTGCCCAATGCCCGTCTGTTGATCAAGGCGACGTGTAAACAGGATGTCTCATGGAAAATTCCAGGGGTTACAGTTATTAACGGGCTTTTGAGCGACGAAGAGCTTGAGAGGCAGATTCATGCACAGAGTCACTGTTACATAAACTGTTCGCATTCCGAGGGGGTTGGAATGGGAGCAGTCGAAGCGGCACTTCGAGACAAGCCCGTCATCATCACAGATTTCGGCGGTCTCAAAGAGTACGTTCCTGACACGCCGTTTGTTGTCAAATGTACACCAAAGGCGATCGAGCAAGATGATTTTCTGTTTCAGCGTGGAATGATATGGGGACAGCCTTCACTCGATGATCTCATGTCATACATGAAGACATGTTACGAGACACGAATTGTCAAATGGGACCATTCTGGGACCAAAAAACTTATTCACGGGATTGGTGCATTTTTGCTGCAGGTGCCGGTGTCATAAAGTCTTCAGTCATGAGATCGCCGTGATCGGCACCGTGTGCCTCATCACCATAATGAATCATGTAATATGCTACAGAGTACATCACAACGGCGAGCAGAACTGAGCTGAAGCCGAGAAACGCCTGCTGAGCCTTCAGGTATGACACAAAATCATCAAAAGCCTTGAAGCCCGTCGGGTTGGTGAAGATGCGAGGCAGGGCAAATATGATTACAATGTTCACTAGGAGTGCAATCAGGATGGGTTTGAGTTCGACTGACTGATGCATCTCTTATACCATAGACTTATGTTTTTTGCAGAAACACCCCCCTGCCATCGCCTTGAAGTTACATTGCCGACCCTCGAGAGTCCGAGCCTTGCATACTGGGTCCGAGTTTGTTTTCGATGCCACCACCGCCTTCTTATTCACGACGACTGCAGCATCAGGCTTGTAGTCTGGGAGGAAAACAGTACGACTGCGTGCAGCTTTGAGCTCCTTGGTGCGCTGATGAAACTTGGCAGCAGTGAGAGCAAACTTGGCTTCCATTTTTGGTTGTGTCATGGTTATGTGACAAAACCTTGGCAGGTACAAGACACATAAAACTTTTACGTGTATGTACAGTAATGACAACTCTGCTTGAGCAGTTTGTAGCACTTGCTATTCAAGTGGATCGCGCGAATGCGTACATCCCTCCACCTATAGAACTAGTTCTTCGTCGTCTTGGATTTACACCACATCGTTCATATCTCCGTCCACCTCGCCCACCTCGTCCAGTTCCAGTGCCATGCCCTGCAATGACCAAGGCGAAAACACCTTGTAAGAACAAGTGTGCACCAGGGCTATTCACGTGTATGATTCACCGAGAAAATCCCACTTTGCGTGGTTATCCAATGCCAAGTAAGCGATGCCCCGAAATGGTGAATGGCGAACAGTGCAAGTGCCCCAAATTTGAGCATTACCCTCTGTGTTGGCGGCACGCAAAGCGTGCAAAGCTTCTTCCACCACCGCCTGAAATGCCTTCAGAGTGTTCAATTTGTTATTCTGATTTCACACAAGATTCAACGGTCAAGACGACGTGTTGTCACTATTTTCACGCAGGATGTTTCGAAGGGTGGAAACAGTCTCGCATCGCAACACATCAACCTCTGACGTGTCCGATGTGTCGACGTAAAAATCCTAAGCCTCGTCCGGTTGACGTGGGTACTGGACATCAAAATTCACAAGCAAATATGATTGTTCTGTGAGTCCTTTCCCCTTGATTTGATAGTCTCGTCGTGGATCCAGAATGCCAAACTTTTGGCGCGTGTTGAACTTTACAGCTCCACCAAAATGCGGAATAGAGACGTCAAGTCCGTCGACGGATTCTTGAAATGACACCGTCATGACGTACCTGAGATCTTCTCCGCGCCGCTCAAACTGTGGGTGAGGTTTGACATTGAATGTAATAATGAGATTACCTGTTTGTTCTTTGTTTGAACGCGCCTGTTCACCGAGTCCCTGAATTCTATGCTGAGTCCCTGAATGTATACCTTTTTCAACGTGTAAATTTAAAACGACCGTCTCAATCTTCGTCTTTTTATAGTTACACCCCGGACATCCGTTCCGAACTGTGCCGCACCCTTGACACTGATCACACGGTCTTGAAAATATTTGAGCCATCATTCCCATGTTTGCCATCTCATTGAGCATACCCTGGCCCCTGCATTTATGACACATCTGGGCACACGACGGACAATATTTCGTCACTGGCACCTTTATGGTTTTATTGACGCCTGTAAAGACTTGTTCGAGTGTAATGTCAATCGTATGATGGCGATCCTTTTGACGTTGTTGACCACCCATTCCTGGAAATCCACCTCCGCCGCCAAACATCTGTGAAAACATCTGTGAAATGTCTGCAGGGTTTGGACCTTGTTGCATGGGTTCGTCAGTTCCAAACTGGTCGTAGCGCTGTCGACGCTCTGGATCAGAAAGAACCTCGTAGGCTTGGCTGATTTCCTTGAACTTTTCAGCGTCACCACCTCTGTCTGGGTGATGCTTCAGTGCAGATTTTTTGTACGCTTTTTTAATGTCATCGAGTGATGCATCGTTAGGTATTCCAAGTGTTTCGTAGTGACTCATCCTCTACTTTAAGTGACCACCTTTTTTATCTAAAAAATCATGCATTGTACGGACCTAGAAGTTCGAAACGTTTTGTGAGTAACCAAAAATGGAACAAGTGGACGAAAAGCTCTGTGACCTCGAAATGAAACTTCGCAACAACGTGCAGTTTTATCTCACGGCAAATACTGACCGCGAATTTTGGAAACGTGAAAACAAGTTTCGTTTCAAAAATTCACGTGAACTGAACAATATTATTAAGGATACGTTTGGTGATTTGGGTGACGAAGACATGATTTCTGTTTTACAACATTGTGCGTGGACGGGTATGAACGTCGAGTACCCTACAGACCCAGATCGACATATCGATCGAGTTGTTGATAATCTCATTGAGGTGTACATCATACATGTGTATGCTCTTTTGCGTACAAAGATGGTTTCTGAACTTCTTGACAAGTAATAGAAGATGACCCATCCGTGTCAACAGTGTAAATTTTACGTCCCAGGACGTTACGCGAGGACTGGAACATGTACCAGATATATAGCGTATAGAGGACGTGGTAAGTTGGTCTACGAGTTTGCAGACAACGCTCGCCTTGATACTTCGAAATGTGGTCCCAACGGACGGCTATTTGTGTCTAAATCTGCACCTGCACAAAAGAACGTGTCCATTTTACTCAATCTCCTGAACGACGATGAATAAAATAAAATAGGTGTTATTTATATGGAATTTGCAGTTCGTAAACTGAGTCCCAAAAGTCTCATTCGCTACGCATCCACGAGCAAAGCAGCACGTGAGGCAACCACTCTCGAGCGTAAACGAATTGCTGCACTCAAACGTATTTTACACCGTCGTGCTCTTCGTCACAACGCTCGGTTCTTTAACCAGCGATTTCCATCACACCCACGTCTCGCAAGCCCTTTATTTAGAGCCAGAATAGCTGCCCATGCACGGGCACAAATGTCTCCAGCTCGTAAACAGGAGTCTCTAGCACGAACTCGTTGGCAAGCGGCTCGTGCAGCGTATGCGAGATACTCACAAAATCACACAAACGAATCATGGAACAAGTTTTTACGCGTACATGGAAAGCGTGGACTGAGTCCCATTAATCGCAGAGCTGCTGCAACTATGTACAACTAACGGACTACAACTTGCCAATCGGCACTCGTCGCTTCCAGAACACGTAGAATAGTTCGACCAGCCTTTTCGGGATCGAACGTCTCTGAACAACAAAAAATGTCAAGGTAGACACTGTCATTCTCTGGATACGTGTGCACTGAAAAATGCGACTCGGAAAGTACGAGTACACCAGTGACACCTACTGGATCAAATTGATGAAACGCACGACTGACAACAGTCAGAGCGCACTCGTCAGCAATTTGTTCCATGAGCGGCTCGAGCTGATCAATCGTCTCGATGCATACACCGTTGACGCGTCCGATGAGGTGCTTCATTATTCCTCTTTTAAAAATGTCTGGTTTTTTTATACCATGGATGGATTTACTATTATAGACGACGAACTCGGTCTCATACGAGACGGAAGCATTTACCACGTTTTCGAACGCGATAACTTGAATCGTGCATCATACGATTACATGATCAATTGGATCCAGAAGAATAAAGATCCAGTTGGTGATGATATCGACATGATGTGGTCAGAGGCTGAAGAAGCATGGAAATCTCTTAGCCCCGAAGTTTACGGACTTTTGACTTTCATCGCAGACAAGGAACGTCAGCAAAATAAAGACATTCATGACGGATTGTTGGCAACCCTACAAAGTTACCAGGGTATCAAACACGTCAAAGATTCTTTTGAAAACGCTATTCGGTCATGTCTATGGTAACTTCACACTCCACTGACGTGTCTTCCTCCTCAATCACAACTTCACATATACCCTTTTTGCGCATCTCGAGCACAAGATCCCAAAATGCCTTCATAACTGGAAGATACTTGGCGAACCATTCACGGTCTCGTGGAACCTCGACGACGACAAACTCTTCGGGTGGACCTTCCTTGTATTGAACAAAGTCGCACATTTCGAGATCCATAATCTCCAGTAAAAGTTGAATTTGAGGCAGGTAATACCCCGGAACTTCAGGCTTGATTTTACGACTCAGAGGACATTTAATCTCCAGGAGTCGACCAGACTCGGTGATTCCATCGGGACTTCCACCCAGAAACTTGTGAACGGGGTGTTGTACGAGACCAATTTCGTGGCTGATTTGACCGTGACGCATGTCATACAGATCGCGAACCATAGGTTCGAGCCTCGTTCCGTGTGCCGTCGCCTCATTTCCAGCCCAAGGACGAGCCGCGCCGCATTTTTTTGCTAAGAGTCCATCCGGCTTTTCATACGGGTTGAGTCCAATGGCAGTCGCAGCATCACTCGCCGTGAGTAAATTCCCACGAAGGTTGAGCCACTCTTGACTGCGTTGATCCGCGTACGTTTGTTCGATGAGTTCTTTGGCTCTTGGGTGCATCCTATTTCTTAAATCGCTCAGTCGTCTTAAGTGCAATTTGAGCTGCATTCTGTTCCGCATCCTTCTTCGTCTTTCCAAACCCTGACCCATGTGGTGTACCATCAACTAGGACCTCAATATGAAATGTGCCGTTATACTGTCCCTTGACTTGATAGTCCGGTAATGGTATCTTGTTTGCTTGACACCAACGCATGAGTTGATCCTTGTAATTGTCATCCGTGAGGTTCATTTCGATATTCTCAAATGCGGCAAACACAAACGTCTTGGCGTGAACCATCCCGAGGTCCAAGTAAATTGCACCAACAAGCGCCTCAAAAACATCCTCAAGGATATTCTCATTGGTGTTCCACCCATTGCGCATACCCTTGTCATCCATGAGAATCCAGTTGTGCAACCCGAGCTGTTTCGAAATTCCACAGAGCGTTTTCCCCCTGACGAGCTTCGTGCGCGCCTTGGTCAAAAAACCCTCTTGTTGCTCTTCGTAGCGATCAAACAGAAAACGCGTAATAATAAAACCGAGTACGGAATCACCCATAAATTCCAGCGTCTCATACGAACCTTCGAGGTTCTTGTACTTGCGGAGTGCTGATTTATGCGTGAATGCGCGACGATAAAATTTTAGGTCATTAATTTTTGTGCCTACGAGTTTTTCAATTGCAATGCGATCCAGCTGAGGAGCATCAACGAGTTCCTGATCACCTGTCTCCATTACTGTACACAAGGGTTTTTTCTCTATACCATAATCTTGCAAATGTCTGAAATCTTGTAGATGATGTTAAACACCTGGTGACGTTCAGCAGCATTCACCGGAGGGTCAAGAATCTCGAGCTCAATCTGGTACTCGGTCGTCTCCTCGCTATCCTTGTCGTCTGCGTCACCACCCACCTCCGAGAGGTCAATAGAAAGACCCTTGCGAACAAACGAATACCGCTTACGCTTCTTGACCCGCGTAAAGTTCTCCTCCGTGTCCTGCTCCCGGTCATACGGCACCTCTGAAGAAATACCAAGTCGCGCATCAACTGGAAATCCATCGAGCACTTGGTCATTCACGTGAAGACGCTTCTTGATGACACACGACTCCATCTCATCCGTCTCGTCATTCATCACGACACGCTTGGATGCAGCAGTGTCATAGTACACGGTCGACTGTGACTCCTTCACACTCTCCCACTCGGTAAACTTTCGAAGACGACGAAGAACCTTTTCGAAAGTTTGCTTTCCGACGTTCGTGTCAAACTTGCCACGGTTCACCTTTCCGAGACGAATCTCAATCTCTACGTTCGGTTGATTCCGGTGCGTATCGATCGTATCCTCCCACGCAGAGAACAGTGCATTCATGGCTTCCATTGTTTTACAAGTGCGCTAAACGTCTAGATCCTCTCCGATGATGTTGTCCTCAAGGGCGTCAACACCGAAGACGAACTTCTGGTTTGCGTAAGCCTTGCCTCGGTAAGTCATTGAGGCGCTCTTGACATCAATTTCTCGAGACGAAAACGGACCAGCGTAAATATCCTCGTTGAACTTTGTGCGACCGAGAACATTCTCTTGACAGTGCTGGTTGAAAATCTGGACAAACAACTTTTGAGGAATGCACTTGTCTGGACCGTATACCAGCTTGTCGCTCGCCAGAAAGTGTTGCAGAGGGTTTGTGACTGTCGCCACCTGTGACTGTACCGCCTTGAAGTACGGAGGCAACACACCCCAAATGTCCTTGTTTGCATACTTGCGTGAATAATCCAGGTATGCCCGAACACACTTGCACAGAATGGCTGGAATCTCCGCCTCGAGCTTTCCGTCGAGTTGTGGATCTGGCTGAGACACTTGACGTGCAAAATTCCACGTCACCAGACGTCGAAGCACAGACCCAGAGTTGTCGCGGTAGCTCGGAACCTCGTTACCACCGAGGATACCCGGTACATTCCACGTCATCGAAAGTGCCTTTTCATTCTTGCGTGCAATCGACACATCCTCACCTGAAACCATCGACTGAAACTCCGCCTGCTCGAGTGCAAGATCACCCTTGACCTCTGGACTGATGAACATGAACCCGTCGTGAATCGACCAGAGACCAAACTTCTTCTCGATGTTGTTTGAGAGCGTGCGTACATCCTCAGAATCGTAAAAGCGTTTGCACACCTTTGTGATGATCGTCGACTTGCCCGACCCGGCGATACCCTTGAGAAACGGAATCACCTGCCAAGCATCCTGGTCGTTCGTGTCAAAGCACAGACGCCCGATGAACACGTACATCCAGTTCATCACGTCAGGCGTGAAACGCTGGTACTCCATGACCGAATGAATCACTGGCGTAGCAATATCCTGCCATTTGTCGACGTTCATATTCTCTTCGGGAAACTCCTGATCAAAAAACTTGCAGCTTACAACCGTCGGATCCAAAGTCCCGATCTCAGATGAACCGTACGGGTAAAACTTGGAAATGTAACCACCTTCCTTCTCTGACCACTCCTTCCCGACGAAGATGCCGTTCTGGAAAGACCAAACTGTGCGGTTCTTGCGAATCTCAGGAAACTGAATGTCACGACACATGGACAAGTGTGTGACGGTGTCACGAACGATACTCCCCTTGCTCGTCATGTTGCGCCACATATCATACTTGTCCTCCTTCTGAGTGTAAAAGTACACAAACTCCTTGATTTCCATGACTGGCTTCCAAGCACGAGTCAGGTGACCACCAACAGACGTCTCAATTTGTTTGCAGCACTGACCCTTGTACCGCTTCATCTTCTGGGTGTACGTCTTGTTCAGGAGGTACAAAAGCAGACGCTGATACGGGCTGGCGTCATCTTCTTCGTCAGTCGTGTCCATGGTCTTGCAGCGAAACAGGGACGAATCCATGTCACCAGACATCGGTGCAAACGTAGGGCTGTTGATACGTTCGAATGATCGAACATAGCGAAAAATAATTTCATAAGCATCATCGGCGGTTTCGATGAGTCGCATCAGGCGGAATGCAACGCGAAACTCATCGCCGTTGATGTCCTCTGTTGGTTTATCTTTGATACCCAGTTCGCTCGAACGGTGATACAACTCGGAGAAGAGGTTTACCAGGCGACGCTTCTGTTCCTGAATCCGCTCCAGATCTACATTCTGGGGCATACCATTCGGGTCCAGTTCGTCGTCTCGGAAAAATTGCCTAAATCCATTGGTGAGCGGCGCAAACCGATCACCTTTACAGGTGAGACCCATCTTTTCCTCGAGTTGACCGATGAATTGCTCGAGACGTTCTGGAGTGAGACTTGAAACTTCAGAACGCATGACTTCCATGCGGATTTCGTGTGCATGCTCAGGCGGCTGGTCCCGTTCGATTGTGTGAACGTGGGACATTGTCTTAGTACAAGAGCGTTATATTTTTTTAGGTGACCCGACTCCGTCGCCACCGTCAGGTGGCGACAATGCGATAGAATTTAAGAAGTCTGCTCGGCTGGGTGACACTTCAGACAGTCGCGGCAGCCTTGCATTCGCAGCCCTTCATGTTGGACACGGCAGACAGCAGCTTCACCAGGATGAGGTTCTGCTTCTCCAGGTGCTTGGCGATCAGCTGGGTGGCATCCTTCAGGCTGGCGAGGGACGTGGCAATCGTCTCACCGTCATCAGTCGCCAGGAAGTTACCCAGAGCCTCAATGGGATCCATCATATCCATCTCATCCATCTCCTCCATCTCATCCATACCCTCGAGCTCCTCAACGTTATCATGGTCAGCCATTTAATGTACCTGGACAAAAAGGTTTAGGCGCCTGGACGCAGGTAAAGATTTCTAACCTATTGTCAGTAGTGTATGCCCTTTGTCTATTCCATAAAGTGTAAGATCGAACCATACAAGGAATATATAGGTCAGACGTCCCAAGATGATTTTCAAATTCGCCTGAACGGACACATGTCTGAAGTGAACAATGGTCGAAGACGGCACATGTACAATGCAATCCGTAAATATGGTTGGGACAAGTTTCAGATTGAAATTATACACAATTTCCCCAGGGAAGATGACTGGCAAGAGCGCCTGGATGAACTCGAGATTCAGGAGATTGCTCAGCGTGGGACACTCGCTCCAGGCGGTTACAACAACGAGACGGGTGGTAACAAGAACAAGGTGCTTCACGAAGACACGAAAGAGCTGATGAGCTCAGTTCGCTCAGGCGAACGGCATGCCATGTTCGGGAAACATCACCAGGACGAGGCGAAGGAACTCCTCAGGGAGGCGAACCGCAAGGAGGTTCAACAGTGGTCCAAAGACGGATCCGAACTCATCAGGACGTTCGGGTCGATTGAAGAAGCCTCAGGTGGTGATGAGAAGTTGGCTGTAAACATTGGACGAGTATGTAATGGAAAGGAGGGTCGAAAAACAGCAGGAGGGTTTCACTGGAAGCTTGTGAACCCAGCCTATCAGGAGACCAAGACTATTTTAGAGTTTATGAAGATTCAGCAGTGGACATTTGACCTAACGACATTAATCACCGAGTATGATACAATCAAAGAAGCTTCTGAGAAGTCAGGTGCCGATGCTTCACATATAAGCAGGTGTTGCAAAGGGAAGGGTCGTTCAGCAGGTGGGTTTAAATGGAAAGCCATCTGATTTTTTTTCTTGGCTAAGAGTAACAAGCGAACATGGCCGGGGGTCTTATGCAGCTCGTCGCGTATGGCGCTCAGGACGTTTATCTTACCGGCAACCCCAAGGTGACCTTCTTCCAGGCGGTGTACAAGCGCCACACGAACTTTGCTATGGAGCTGATCCAGCAGACGACGAACGGCTCCCCCAGCAGCAGCGGTCGCGTGTCCGTGACCATTGCCCGCAACGGCGACCTGGTCGGCAACATGCACGTGGCTCTGACGCCTACATCCAACGTGCTGACATCCAACAACATCGGTTTCGACACCAACTGGGTGGCTGAGCGTGCCATTGCCGCCGTTGAGCTGACGATCGGTGGTCAGCGCATTGACAAGCACTACCAGACATGGTGGCGCCTGTACGCCGAGGTGTTCCTGAACGAGTCCGACAAGTACGCATGGGGCAAGATGACGACACAGGCCAACCCTCTGGCAACTGCCCCAGGTGCTCTGTCCGTCTCCAAGGTGTACCTGCCCCTGCTGTTCTTCTTCAACCGCAACCCCGGTCTGTACCTGCCCCTGATCGCCCTGCAGTACCACGAGGTGCGCCTGGACTTC